TCACCCCCATGGTCGATAGTCATGACAGGGTCCTCACCAAATAGCCTCACATATGACTGCATCATACACTTGACGTAAGTATCATTCAAAAAACCGTTTATGGATGATGTCCCCCTCCAGCCGGAAAACAAACCCCTATTTAGCTTATGCTTCTTGCCCTCGCTGTCCATCAACCACAACTCCCACATCGACGCTGATATTGCATCGCAGAACGGCTGCCAATCCCCAGGCTTTGTGGGCACCTCGCCCATCTTAGATATTACTTTAGCCATCTCCTCTGATGAATGCTGACCGTTAAAGTTAGCCCAGTCATATAGCGTGTGATATATACCTATTCCCAATTTACTGTCCATGTACCGTATATGATCGTCTTTTTCTGCATTGAGTCTGACACTACCTATCTGCTCCTGCTTCTCTATCCCATCCAACACGTAACAAAAGATAAGGTAGTGCAAAAAAGCACCTGGTAGTAGCGTACGATCTTTGTGACCACACTCATTCAGCTTACCGACCGCCTTAGTTATATTGCTAAACTCGAGACCCGATCCCATTATGTCGAAGACATTCTCCTCCTCAAAAATACTGCGCTTATTATGCCGCCCTTGAAGCGTTGTAACGTGTTCGCCAACCTCATTAATAACATCGACGATGTATTTTCTCTTATCCGTTGGTATCTCAGTAAACACTGTACTACCCTTAGTAAGCCATTCACCCCGTCGCTTGAAAAACTCTTCGTAACTTGAGTCTTTAAACTTCCGTGGCCGACTCTTGATACGTGCCATAGCTAACTCACAAGCTAGATCAAAGTCTTGGCGATACTGATCACGTGTCCACTCTTGAGTGCTGGCATCATACGCTAAATGCTGAGTTCTTCCATCTGTCTGAATCCGGTCATCTATCTCCTCTTGTTCTTTAACTTTAAACATCCTCCGTCCTACTAACTGGTCCATGTACATGATCGCCTGCTTGTCAGACTCTGATATCTCAGTATTCATATAAAACCTGCTTTGCCTGACCATATCATGTACTAGCTTCTGGATCTTGACCCAGTTACGCTCAGCCACTAGGCACAGATCAAATATCGATGCTGCCACGCTCATTTTCGAACCTAGTCCGTGCCAAAATAGCGCCAGCCCTGCAACAAAAGCATTAGTGTGACCAACATGTGTGCATATCAACACGGTTGAGCTGTAGTGGCTCATGACGTTTGTGTTCGCAATTAGCCGTCGCATTGTTACGTTCTGTTTCTCTCGCGCCTTAGCAGACTCGTATGGCCAGAGGTCACTCGGGTCACCATCAGGCAGGACATCCTTAACGTCCATCACACATTCAGTCACCTGTCCCATAACCCGTGCCCAGTCATTCATCGTGATACCAAACCCAAATGACGCCGGCAAGCCAGCCCGTTTCATAAAGAAGTCCAAACACTCTTTCGGAACATCGCCAGATTCATACAAGTCAAGTAAAACTGCCGTGTCCATCTGGTTTGTTTCCCCAGTTAGAATCCACTCAGGCACATTCACACCGTAGTGTATGTTTTTGACACTCGACTCATATTTGTTTGGTTGTGCGACTGGTATATCATGTATGGATAACAGTTTGAGCAATATCCTTTCAACATCATCATTTGATCTGGCTCTCAGATTCTGGACTTTTGTTTTAACTACCACATCCGCTCTATTATATTCACTGAACTGAAGTGACAGCCCTTTCCTTTCTGCAATATTTGACCTCCAGGCACTCTCATCAAGCATGATCATACCAAGCGGTATTGCACCAATCTCATACGCTATTTCCTCCGTGTGGCAGAGTACGACTATAGCCCTACTATTATCTAATGATGAGACAGTCTTGCGCACACGAGCACACCACTCCGTATTATGATTTACCCAGCTACCCTGCTCCAACATCACTTTCTTCCTAACTTCAAAGAGCTTATCGTGCTCTTGTGGAGATACGCACTCATCAATATCCACCAGCCCATATCTTCGCGCGAGACTAGTTTTACCCGTCCCGCCACACATCACGACTGCAAACACGTTTGGTATCAGATCACGCTCATACCTAGCCATTGAATTCGATAACTGCATCGTGTACTCATTTATCGACTTATTTGACCCAAACGCACTTATTATCCTTTCCTTCTCGTTCGTCAGCATTCTCAGAAACCTTTTATTTTGCTGGCTTTCGCGCTTCGGCATAGTTTCAGAG